AAGCGGTTAATGATCTTTATGCCGCCGCGTCACGGTAAAAGTGAGTTGGCAAGTAAGAGGTTTCCAGCTTGGTATCTTGGACGTAATCCAGGGAACCAAGTTATTGCCGCGTCTTATTCGACTGAATTATCCGAAGGGTTCGGGCGAGAAGTTCGGAACATATTCGAAACGCCTGAATTTCAGAGTGTTTTTGGAGTGGGGCTAAGACCTGATAGTAAAGCCGCAGGTCGATGGAATACGGATAAGGACGGAGCTTATCGGGCGGCTGGAGTCGGGAAAGGAATCACTGGACTTGGAGCGCATGTCCTTTTGATTGACGACCCTGTTAAGGATCGGGAGGAAGCAGAGTCAGAGGTAATAAGAAATAAAGTTTGGGACTGGTATACCTCAACCGCTTATACGCGGTTAATGCCAGGGGGCGCGGTCGTATTGATTCAGACGCGCTGGCACGAGGACGATTTAGCGGGGCGGTTACTTGAAGCTCAAAAGAATGGCGGGGACCAATGGGAAGTATTGAGCCTTAAAGCCATTGGCGACGACAACAAAGCTCTTTGGCCTGAATGGTACCCGGTAGCGGAACTTGAACGCATAAGAGGCGTTATTGGTCCGAGAGATTGGTCAGCGTTGTACCAGCAAGAGCCGATGCCAGATACGGGAGGGTTCTTTAGACGCGATTGGTTTCAGTTTTATCAAGAGCTACCTAAAGATGTTTCGTTTTATATCACTTGCGACTATGCAGTAACAGCAGACGCTGGAGATTATACCGTCCATTTAGTGTGGGCTGCTGATAAAGAAGAGAACATTTATATCGTCGATATTTGGCGCAGTCAGTCGGACACAAACACTTGGATTAACGCTTTGATCGGCTTGGTTAATAGATATCGACCTACTCAGATTGGAGAGGAGAATGGGCAAATTATTAAGTCTGTCGGTCCTTTCATTGAGAAGAAAATGCAGGAAACAAGTTGCTATGCCTACAGACAACAATACCCAAGCGTTGCAGACAAGGCAACCAGGGCGCAAAGTTTCAGAGGTCGAGCAAGCCAGGGGAAAGTGTTCTTGCCCGTACAAGCTGAATGGTTGACGGATTTTTTTAAAGAGTTGTTGGCGTTCCCAGTTGGGAAGCACGACGACATTGTGGATTGTTGCTCATTGATTGGAAGGATGCTGCAGGAAATGAAAGGCCAGTTCAATTCAAGTCAAGTTAGTTATGAATCAGACTTTAACGTTTTTTCTTACTAATGATTACAATAAACCAAAATCAAGCACGAGACAGGTTCTTTAGCTCTCCCCACGGCGCTTTTGGGATATCAGAGATTCCTCCTGAAGTCTTTGGCCGATTGAATCCCCACGCTCAACAAGCGTTAAAGGATGGTCGGACGGTTCCGGTTAATCCTGGTTTCTTCCAGAGTATCCGAGGCGATACGAGTACGCCGACTCAAGGCACAAGCTTATTAGGTCGAGGGAGGTCGCAACCAGGTCCATTATCGCAGACACTACAAGAGGCTCCAGGGTTCTTGGCATCGGAGAGGAGGGATTACCTCGGCCCGACAATTATTGACAATTACGAGGGTTTTAATAGCCCTTTGTTTGGCAAGACCAGGGAACACGAAAGCGCATTAGCGAGGAGGGATTACCTCCGCCCGACAATTATTGACAATTACCCAGGTTTTAGCAGCTCGTTGTTTGGCAAGATCAGGGAGCACGAAAGCGCATTGGCGATTGACGGATATTACCGGGACTTATATGAAAAGTACTATACCGAAGAAGGAAATAAAAGGGCGATCTATGACGATAACGACGAACTCATTGACCTTGCGTTTGACATAAGCGCGGAGTCGGCGGGGTTCGATGAATCGGGTTTAGGAAGACAAGAGGCTATTAACGACTTGCTAAGTCAGGCTGGTTTGTATGGACTAAAACAATCTTTCCTGACTTCTCCAGAAGGGGTTAAGTTTTTAGCTGAAAGCGGTATAAGAAAGTTTCTCGATACCCCTTTATCTAGTGTGTTTGGTAGCGGCGGG